CAGTATCTCAATCCGGCTCCGATCCCTGCCTATATGGTTCAGAATCCGAATTGCTGTTCCCAGAACTTTGGATGTGGTTGCGGTTGTGGCGCATAAGGAGGACTAACAATGGCTGCAGAATTTACTTCTAATGCTCTGCAGACTGTAGCTGCCGGTCAGAACGTGCTGTTTACCGAGACAGCTATTCCCTGCAGAAAGGGTTATGTGATTCACAGAGAAGGCGCTGGCGTAATCACTCTTCGCGGCATTGTTAATTGCCCAAGTGCGTGCTCTGCAACTTACGAAGTATCTTTCGGAGCAAATATTGCTGTTCCTGAGGGTGGTACAGCAGGCCCGATCTCTCTTTCCATCGCGATTGATGGCGAATCTCTTCCTACAAGTTCCGCTATTGTAACTCCGGCTGCGGCTGGAGACTTCTGGAATGTCTACGTTACAGCAAACATTCAGGTCCCGAGAGGATGCTGCTTTATGATTGCCGTAGAGAATACGTCTGATCAGGCGATTGATGTCCAGAACGCTAACATCAAGATCAACAGAACAGCTTAAAGGAGGAGAAAAAGATGGAGAGACTTTATGATGATGTTAAACAGCTCCTCCACAAGGAGATTGATGGGATTGTCAAGAAGGGCAGCCTTACACCTCAGGAGCTGGAAAGCCTTTATAAGGCGGTGGATGTTCTCAAAGACCTTTGCGAGATCAAAGAAAAGGAGTCTATGGAGGATACCGGATACTCCGGCAGGATGCCATGGACGTATGATGATCGCTACTACGACATCCATTCGTATAAGGGCGCTAATGGCGGATACGGTTCCAATGGATATTCTATGAGAAGAGACCAGACCGGCCGCTATAGCAGAGAAGGCGCAAAAGAGCATATGATTGATGGATTATATTCCATGATGGGAGACGCTCAGAACGAAGCTGAACGTGGAGCCATTCAGGATTGCATCAATCGGCTTAAATCCTGATGGGAGGTGATCCTGTGCATCTGTCCAACAAAACGTACGACATCCTCAAATGGATTGCTCAGATCTTCTTACCGGCATTAGGTACTCTGTACGGAGCGCTTGCCGGTATCTGGGGGCTTCCGTTTGGTACGGAGGTGGTTAAGACAATTATGGCGGTGGACTTCTTCCTGGGAGCCCTGCTTGGTCTTAGCTCAAATCAGTACAAGAAGGACCAGGAGAAATTCGGATACACAGAGTAAAAATTCCCCGGGTGGAAAATTCTGAAAAACAAGGGCTAGTGAGGTTTGCTAAGGTTCCGACATAGGGAACACGATGACTCCTCCAACTAGCCCTTTTTATATTTTGGAGGTGATTCTATGCCTTATTGCAGCGAAAAAAATAATGTTGATTGTGATTGCTGCAACATCATCCAGCGAGGTACAACCACCAGAAATACTTTTGAAGTGGAGAAAGACCTTACTGACGCCTCCGAGATCTATGTCTCATATGAGCAGAGCGGAAAAGTCGTGGTCGAAAAGACTCTTGAAAACGGGGTTTCCATTGTTTCAGAAGAGCAGATAACGGTTGATCTCACTCAGGATGATACCCTTGCCCTTAACGAACATTATCCGGTAAAAATGCAGATTAGAGCCAAGTTTCCTTCTGGTTCAGCGGTTGCTTCTTTCACTATGAGCGCTAGTGTTGGCGAAATTCTGAAAGAAGGTGCGATATGAGCTTCAAAGCAAAGTTTGCGGGAGAATGTCCAGTACGCGCAAAATTTAATTCTGAGACTCCTATTAAGGCCAGATTTCAATCGTTTCAGAGGATTAATTCCGGAGCAGTAGTATTATCGGATACTACTGAAAACTGGAATAAGCAAGCTTCACTTATTAGCGAGCTTAATACTGTTTATGTCTATGTCGATCATCAGACAAAAACAGATGAAGAAGGAAAAGAGATCTGGATTCCCGGAATCAAAATAGGAGATGGAAAAGCCTATTTAATCGACCTTCCATTCAGCGATGAGTTAATGATTGCTCATATCAACGATCTCGGAATTCATGTTACTTCGGAAGAAAAAGAATTCTGGAATAACAAGGTTCGAACATACATGGACACTGTCGAAGGCGAGCAGCTCGTCTTTACTACACATTAAGGAGGGTTATACATGCCTGATATTAGTCAAATCAAGTTACCTAGCGGTAGTGTATACAATATTAAGGACCAGGGCGCTCGCGATCTTATCGAAGCTCTTGAGAGCAGTACGGGATTCCTTGGTGTTACCACAACGGCAATTTCCGAAGGCTCTACGACAAACCCGATCATGATTGGAGGAACTTCAACCACGGCAAAGATCGGTAATATTGTCACCTACGGTTCTAAGGAATTCGTATTTAACTACGACAACAAATGGCAGGAGTTTGGCGATCTTTCAAGCCTTGGAGCTCTTGCATTTAAAGATAACGCAAGCGGAAGCTATAAACCGGAAGGTACTGTATCGAAGCCTACCTTTACTGGTTCTGAATCTACAGTAACTGTCACAGCCACAACAAACACAAGTGGCAACTATCAGCCTGCAGGAACGGTTTCCAAGCCTACATTTACAGGCGCAGCAATGACATCTACTGGTACGTTTACACCTGCAGGAGATGTCACGGTAACTACAAAATCTAGCACAAACAAAACTGCTACTGTTGCTCCTGCAGCATCTGGTGAAGCAACTTATACTCCTGGAGGCACTGTAGGAACTCCGACGATCACTGTAACGCCGAATACAGCAACGGTAAACAGTATTACAGACGTCGGTACACTTCCTTCTTTCTCAGCTACGGTTGAGGATGAGCTGCTCACTCTTGGATTCAGTCAGGGCACCCTTCCTACAAAGGGATCTAACCAGACGGTCGTAACCAGTATTAAATCTGCAACATCTACTCAACCTACTTGGACTGGCACTGGCGTAAGACTCGTAACCGGCAATATCCCTGTACCGAGTGCTTACACAGCAACTTTCGATGGATCTGAAGGAAACGTAAGCGTATCTGGTACAACTACAGGCTCTGTATCTCAGCCGACATTCACCGGTACAAAGGTTCAGCTTGCAGGTACAACCACTGCATCCGGTACTGTATCTCAGCCGACATTCACAGGTACATCCAAGAATGTAACAGTTTCATAATAAAGGGGGTGTCTACATGGCAGACATCTCGAAAATTAAGACTCCTAACGGAAATCAGTACGACCTAAAAGACGCGCAAGGCCGTGCTGATGCCCTGGAGCTCGCGAAACTTGCCTATATTCAGGAACTTAAAGATCTATGTCTGTTTGCAGAGATCGCAAATGGAAGTTAATGGAGGCGATTTCCAATGGCTTTTAATAAGCAGCAGGGCATTGCGACTGCCAAAGCTGAGGTTGGTTACCTCGAGAAAAAAACTGGTAATATTAAGTTTCTTTACGAAAAGAAAGCTAATGCCGGCTCTAATAACTACACAAAATACGGGTATGAGATGCACAATCTGTACCCTGAGGTCATGGACTACCCCGCATCGTGGTGTGACTGCTTCGTGGACTGGGTATTCATGAAGTCCTTCGGGGTTTCGAACGCCAGAAAACTTCTCGGAGGAGATTTTGATGACTATACGGTAGCTTCTGCAAATCTCTATAAGAAAAAGAACGCCTGGTATAAAGAACCTGAGGTTGGAGATCAGATATTCTTCAAAAACAGCACCAGAATCTGCCATACAGGGCTTGTGATCGACGTTGCAGGCTCTTATGTAAAGACTATTGAGGGAAACACCTCTGATAGTGCAGAAATTGTTCCTAACGGTGGAGCAGTTTGTGAGAAAGTCTATCTCAAATCGAACTCCAGAATCGCAGGATACGGAAGACCGGCTTATGGAAAAGATATTCCGGTTGAAGCGGGTTGGAGAAGAGCAGCTGATGGCAAACGCTGGTGGTATGAGTATTCCGACAGAAATTATGCCATTGGATGGAAGGTTCTGGATTCTTCTACGGGTCCACATTGGTACTACTTTGATAAAGATGGCTACATGCTGACCGGAAGGCAGAAGATTAATGGAGAATTATATTTCCTGGAAGACACTCTGGGAGCAAATGAAGGCGCCTGCTTCATCTCAAATGAGTCAGGAGCGCAGAGGATATGGACGTTATATTAAAGGGGTGATTCCATTGTCCGAACTAATTAAATATGTTCACAGAAAGGGTGGAGCCGAGGTCTGGGCTTACAAAGTTACCATGGCAGGAATTGAAGGGTACAACGTTGTAGGACCCGGAGGTGGTACTGTTTGGTGGACAAAAGAGCTCTTCGATAAGGTTTACAAGCCGTGTTC